TTGTGTTGCCGATTAGAGGTGAGGCATTAATGAAAGAACCTTTTGGGAATCTTTTAGTAATACATCTTGTTCTCTAATGGAAGAATTTTTTCTTCCTTGATTATTTATAAAAATTATTATATATCAAACTGAACATTTTTTATATCCAGTTTGCCATTTTAAAAAACCTTCAATTGTATTTGGATACTTTAATTTTCCTCTACCTCTAGGTTTTTTTTGATGCTTCATTGCAATTTCATAATTACTCCAATTCAATTCAAGTTCTTCTGGTCCATTATCAAAGTTGTAAAATCCATCTATCCAAAAATTAAACGTGGATTTGTTTTTGATATAATCGCACCATAAAGTAAATGATGCGAAAGTGAATAACCATCCAAGTCTGAGTTTTGAAAAGAAGTTTTTGAGTGTAATCATAGATGCTCCTTTTTACTCATTAATATATAGAAATAACTTTACAAACCATTAAAATCATCATATAATATGAATACAAACACTCAAAGAATAATGGTAGGACTTCCTGAATTTTTTCAACAAACTTCAAATGAACCTTATATGCGACACGATTATAAGATTTATTATACAATCAAGAAACCTGAAATATTTGATAACTTTGAAGATGTTCAAAGAACTTGGTTTCAAACACCAAATCAGTTTCTGGATTATGTTGAAGTTTTAGATCATAAGAAAACAAAAAAACCCAAAAGAAAAGGATTTTAATATGAATGAATATTGGATTGTAACCGACAATAGAACTGGCAGAGTTATTGCAAATTGTGGGGATATTAATGATGCGATAATGTTAGTTTCTTTTGATACTTATTATCGATCATACCGTCGTCATCGGTTTTTGGTGGATCAAGTAATTGATATTTCTTCCACTACAGACAAACAACTTTCGGGTCAACTTGGATTGCCAATTGGAAAGGTAAATACATTAAAACCTCATAAAATTCGTCTTCCGGAAGGTCAACAACAACCTGTTAAAGTATAATGCAAAACATCAACTGGTTTAATGTTCTCATAGATCTTTATATTATTTACTGGGGATATAATTATGGAAGAGATCGAAATGAATCATAAAACTACAATTACTGAACAACTAAATTACATTTTTATCACCCTCAAAGAAACTCTAAATATTTGTGGTATGAAACTTACTAATGCCACTTTACTCCACTTCAGACGAACTTTTATACAATCTCGAAGCAGTTACGGGTTCAGAAGCAAAACGAAAATGGAGACAATCAATCAAAGAAAAATGGAATTACGAATGTGCGTATTGTGGGTCCGAAGAAAATCTTACACTAGACCACATTACACCAAGATCTAAAGGAGGAAGTGACAAAGTTACGAATGTATTATGTGCCTGCCATTCTTGTAATCATTCAAAGGGCCATCAGATGTGGTCGGACTGGTATTTGAATCAAACTTTCTTTACAACTGGGAGATTAGGTGCTATTATTGAATGGCAAAAACAAATAGATAGTAACAAATATTGCGTATATCGTCCACGTAAAATTAATTAAATGAACCACGACGATTTTCTTCCGCTGTTAGAAGCAGTTGGGGGATTTATAATTTCAATTCTCATTCTTCTTATTCCTATTTTAATCATACTATGAAATTTACTGTTTACTCAAAAAATGGTTGCCGATATTGCACAAAAATTCAGCAAGTGTTAGAATTATCGCATCTTCCACACATTATATACAAACTTGAGGAAGATTTTACTCGTGATCAGTTTTATGCAGAATTTGGTCAAGGATCTACTTTTCCACAAGTTTTGATGAATGATACGCAACATCTTGGTGGTTGTGCAGAAACTGTGAAATATCTTCAGGAAAATAACATAATTTAAAATGGAAAAAACCTTTAATGAAGTTTACTATGATGTAGAAAAGGCAATTGATTATGCATTTAATGGAAGATTTGTCTTGAATTTTTATGATTATTTAAAAATTAAAGGCGCATTGAGAAAAGAAGTGGATGAATTTATTGAAAGTGTTACTGTGGTTAATATTACCGAGGTAGTAACTGATCTTGATACATATCTTGAGGGAGGTTCTGATAATCAACATAAACAACTACGTGAGGCATATGGACATCTTCCAAAACCAGAAGCAAGAAAAATACGAAATTATTTGTATGGTATTTTAAAGGACGCTGAAAAATATAAGTATGATAAACGAGGCGGAAGAAGAAAAAAGCAAACTAAATAAACCAGATCTCCAAATTAATCGTGGAGTTGAGTTATTACTCAGAAACGGGAGGAAAAGAGAATTAAAACCAAAGACTTTCCAAGTGAAGTTTGGTAAAATGATTTCTCTTTTTGGTAGAGAGTTTCATTTTTTTATAGAATTTAACTTTGATATTAGAAAAAAATAAACTCTCCGGAGGAAACAAATGGAACCCGCATACGTAATAACATTCACTGTAATGTTCACTTTGCTCTTTTTTATGGTTGGTAGTATAATTGGTTGGTTAACTTACCGACACTTATTAGAAACAAGACCTCCATACTTACATCCAGAGTTCTTTGATGAAAACGGACAAATCATACCAGACGAAGTTGTTGCTGTTAGATTTGAAGAGGGATTCTTTGATGATGACTCTGATGAAGATGAAGATTAAAGAATATTACTAAATATATTAACTTTATAGTATTGCATTGAATTTATGACTGAAACAAAAACAAGAAAAATGGCAACTGAAAAACCAATTGAAACGCTCCCAAATAATCCTTTCATATTTGAAATTCTAGAACTTGCCTCAAAACAAAGAAGTAATGAAAGGAAAGAGGAAGTTTTAAAAATATATGATGATGCTTCGCTTAAAACAATTTTAATTTGGAATTTTGACGAATCAGTAATTTCTCTTCTTCCAGAAGGAGATGTTCCGTATGCAAGCACTGGTGAACAAACTTCTTATAGTGGAACATTGAGTTCTAAAGTTGAAGATGCGGTATCCAAAATGAGTGAATTGGGTTCAAACTCTTTGGGATCTATGGATCAAGGAAGATCTTCGATCCGAAAAGAGTATCATATGTTTTACAATTTTGTAAAAGGTGGTAATGATGGGTTAAGTTCTCTTCGAAGAGAAACAATGTTTATTAACATTTTACAAGGTCTGCACCCAAAAGAAGCAGAACTTTTATGTTTGGTAAAAGATAAGAAACTTATTAATAAATATAAGATAAGTTTTGATAATGTGAAGAAAGCATATCCCGACATTCAATGGGGTAATCGCTCATGAATGTAGTTATAGATGGAAACAGAAAAATGGCAGAATCGACAAAAAAAGAAAATCAAATTCTGCCTCGTGAATATGGTTGTGAAGTTTTATTAGAAAAAACTACACTTGAAAAAGTGAAGGATCCTTCGTTTCCGAATGATGCTTATTTAATTTGGTATATTATCAACGATATTCAATACATGGATCTAGTGAGATGCTCTAAAAAAGTAAATCTCTTTGATATGTATTATGATAATTATGGTCCAGGAGTAGTCCAAAAGATTGATTTTGGATATGGAAGAGTAAATCCCAGAATTTGGGGATATAAGGAACCTGAAAAGAAGAAAAGAAGATGAGTGCAGGATTTGGTGGGCAAGGAAAGGAAAATAGGATTGGTAAAGATGCTAATATTACTATTGATTTAGATAATATCGATATCATTCTAAAACAATATAAAAATATTAAGAAGTATCAAAAGTCATCTTTGTATGCAATTAAAACAATGGACGGTACGGAGCAAATTATAAGTTCATTAATCAGAGAAGCAGAGGAGAATCCCTTGTAATGGGTAAGCATTTTTTACTAAATCTTTATGGTTGCTCGTCAGTTCTTTTGAATGATGAGAATTTTTTATTAGATCTAATAGAAAACGCCGCGATTGCCTCAGGTGCATCAGTACTCAAGACAGTTTCTCATAAGTTTGATCCTCAAGGTATTACTGCAATTTGTTTATTATCTGAATCTCATATTTCAATTCATACGTGGCCTGAAGAAACTAAAGCAGCAATAGATTGCTATACCTGTGGATCAGCAAATCCAAAAATTGGGTGTGATATAATAATTGCCCAACTTAATCCAAATGAGTATAAGTTAAACTATATTCAAAGATAAGAGAGATTGACTTTTTTATTTTTCTTGTGTAAAATAGGTGTAAGTATTGTAATAATATGAACCAAGAAAAAGTAAAACTGATTGTTCGTAATATGGAATTACTTGTTCGTTCTTTAAAACAAGAACTAGAAGATCCTCCATCTATAAGTTATGAGGAAGTTTCTCCATATTTGGTTGATGATGATATTGAATTTTACGAGGAAGAAGATTAATGAAACCAATTAAAGCAAAGGATTTATTAGAACTTGATGAACGTCTTGAAGTAGTTAAACTTCAGTCTTATGAATTGCCGGAACAAGTTGTTTGGCAAGCGGGTAAGGGTGATTATGCCGAAACTCCTATTCATAAGGTAGAGGTTCCTCATTATAAAAAATGTGGTGAATGGATTGTGGAACAACTACTTGCGAATGATAGAGGTCACTGGGGACCATTAGAGCATCCTCAAATTACTTTTTCTTGCTCTGGATTCGTTCATAATGTAATCGTTCAGGCAAGAACTCATCGTATTGGAACTTCTTGGGACGTTCAATCACAAAGAT